GTTGTTCTTTTGGACCAGAGCAACCAAAACCTGTCACGTCCACCCCTGATGTGACGATCAGGAGGCACAGCCCCTTCCCATGAGGGGCCTTTAACTGTGTCTAGCTATCCTCCAGCTACCGCGCTTTCACCCAGGCGGGGGGCCAACGCATGGGGTCCCTCAACCCCACCCTGCGTTGGATTAATTTAGAGCGTGCGACTAGATATTTGCAAGGCGGGCCCGTGTTCTGTTTTCCCGCTCAAGAAAGCCAGAATCAAAATAGGAGCAAGCCAACCCATAATCTGCGTCAAGGACTCTCTCGATGGTGTCAGACGCGTAATGATCCCCTGGACCCATACTCGCAAAAAGTTGGGTAATCTCCGATAACGCATGCGTGCCCAGATCGTACCGACGTAAATATGCCTCGTCAGTAAAATTGCATATGGCGAGAGGATCAGGCACAAAATACAGATGATCTGCGACAATTTTGGAAAGTTTATCAGCATTACCCATATGACCTGTAACATCAGCGACACTTGCACGAAGTGTATCGCATAACGGGGAGCACGCACCGGCAAAAACTCCTGAAACAAGAGCAGCCTGAAACCTACGAGCGCGAAGATACAAATCGCCGCGCCCTGGCAGGTCCCCTCTGCAAGTTCCTGAGAGTCTAAGGTATACGCCGAGATTAATAACGGCGCGATACACCCCGTCCAAACATAGCACAGGTGAGCGCTTAAGAAATTGAACGCGCTCGAAAATATTACAGCGCTCAACTGACACATCATACCCAACGATCCTAGCTGCCGTTCGGATGGCGCGTTCGGTCTTTGTTCGTAATCTTCCAAACGTGCACCCAAGCAAGAGGCTTGCGAACGTGTTAATTGATGTCGTGACGGTGGAGCCGGAAGACAATGTTGGCGCGCCACGTCGTAATAACACATAGTCTCGCTTGTCCAAAGGAGACACAACCCGCACCGGGGTAGCGCACTGTCGGACAAGTACATCAGCATCGGCGCGGATTCGTTCCGGATACAATTGGGTGGACGCCTCAAATAGTTCGGTAGTGTGTCCCGTATCGCATGAGGCGATGTCGATGTTAAACCATAGTACCCTCTCTCCGTCCCGGATTGCGAAGACTGCATCATCTGAGAAAGCGATGAAGAACCATACTCTTGAGGGAGAGAGTAGGTTCTCGAACGCTTGGTTGATGATTTCCCCGCACGGAGATTTAACGTGCCAACATTCACCGTCAGCGTAGACGATTGGCCTGTCAGCCTGGGCGCACTTAAGCTTATCGGTAAGCCAGGCACCCTGGAGCGAAGCCCCGACACCAAAGTCACCAACAGCCCTGGGATACTTGAGTTTGCTAAGTATTCTAACGAACTTCGCCCACTCGTCGCGTTTAACCTTGAGGTTAACGCTTTCGAGCCATAAGTCATCCAGTAGTTCTCCGGCGGCACTTCGCTCCAACCACTCGTGTAACCTAAGGAGCCGTTTTGGATGCGGATCATTGTGGTATCGTTCAACCATATCCAAACAATAGGTATAATCGCCAAAGCAATCAGCGTACAGAGCGGCAAACACAGCCACCAGATCGGTCGACAGCAAAAATTCTCGTTGGTTGGCTTCCAGCCAATGGGCGTAACATTTATGCTGTGATCGGGTGACATATGGAAATTGTGTTTTTTCGTCGGGGCTGAGCCGGCCAAAAGCCATCTCATCATCCGGCTCAAGACGTAACCCGAACTTGCGGCGAACGGCCAAATTAAGAGAGTGAATGCTGTTCTCGTAAATGGCGCCAGTATGAGCAAAGCAAGGCCCAAATAACGTGCGGTACACCAAGTCACGCCACAACCTTTCCGTAGGGAAAACAAAATTTCCATCCACGAGAAACTGTGCGCCACGTACAACAACAAAACGATCGTCAAATTCATAAGGCTTGGTGGACGCACAAGGCTCAGGATACACCCTGAACAAAGGGCGCCGAGTAACCACCCCATTATCGGCGCCCGGATGCGAAAATCCGGCCCTGAGCCACGCACTGTTGCAAGTGCCCTTTTGATGCCCCTAGTGCGCAACAGATGATAAACGTACATTATCGTATCGTCAAGGACATCGGGGTCCAACCCTTCGGGG